TTTCCGCTTTGCTTCTGCTGTTCTTGTTGTTTTTCTCCTTTATTGGGTCTGTTGCGTCTGAATTTTTTCTCCTGTAATTCCTGTTGTAACAGCTGTTTGATAGTGCTGAATGATAAACCTTGCAAGTTTTTACGTTGTATCAGACGCTGAATATTGTCTAATTTTTCGTTTATGTCGTTTATTCTATCTAAATCGATATTTTTTAAAAAATTATAAACAAAATAAGCGAGGACTGCTGGGAATTGCAAAAGAAGTTTGTTTTGTTCTGATGCTATCTTGACAAGTTTATATACAGTATCTCTTAAACTATCCATAGCGTCGGGTGTACTTGAAAGATATCTAGACCAACGTTCATAATCATTTATCAGTGTTTCAAAAATAGTGTTTGTTAGTTCTGTTAGTTCTCTCTCATCATCTTCATTATTATTAAAGAAGCTTTGCATAATATACTCACTTCGTCACTTGTGTTATTTGTGAAAGTATCTTCTTAATTTTTTCTAATGTGTCTATGAAAGCTAGTATTTTAGTCCTTACCTCACCTATAGTATCGTCAAGACTCTTCATTATTACTTCTTTTTGCTCTTGGTTTACCGCTCCTCTTGGTAATGCGTCCGAAAATTGCGGGAAGAATTTTCGTATCCCTGCGATAAGTTTGCTGTTCTCGTCGCTTCCTCCTAGTTTCATCAGTTCGTTATATTTACTTTCTATTTCAGCTTTTATCTTGTTATAAGCTTTATCAAGCTCGGTCATTGCATTAGCTTTTATACGATCTATATCTATCTTGTTAGAGACACTAGATACAATACTTTGATGCAGTTTCTGTGCTAAAGTCCTAATTTTAACATTATTGGCATACCTAGTTGCAACATCGTATAAGGTACCTTGAGCTTTTATAAAATTATTCAACTTATCCAGTGTGTCACCAGTACTATTTGTTACCTCCAAAAATTTCTTAACAAGATCTGCTCTATCTTTTGCTAATTCGGGCGTCGTCGCTGGAAATGATTTAGTAATAACATCTACAGCGTAAGCCGACGTTTCGTCTAGCAACTTATTTAGGTTTTCGTCTGTAAAGATTTTCTCTGCTGTTTTAGAAATACTTTTTACCAAGCTATCAATATCAAGAGAAGAATTATTCGATCCACTTGTGTTGAAATACGATTTGATCAATGTCGGGACTAGAGAAGATACTATATTCTTTAGCTCTGGTGTGAATGGAATTGTAAGATAGAATGCTAATGCAGTATGCACTGGTGTAATTGTTGAATTGCCGAACATTTCACGTAATGCGTTAGCGACTTGCATTATACTTTTGAATTTTCTCTCGCTGATTGTCAGATATCCGCCCATCGATCTGAAGTACGACCTGACAATTCCGGAATCACTAAACGCTCTTGGGTTTTGCAAAGCCTGTGCTATTGCACCTAGGATGAGATTAGCCTGCTTCACCGCTTCGAGTACAATATCTTGCGTTATGTATTTGGTGTAATCTGAAAGAATTTTATCTTGTATTTTTTTAACTTCGTCATAACTCGTTACAGTTGGGATGGAAGTAGGCTTAGTTGCTGTAAGAACTTTATAATACCTTTCTGTGGTTGAGCTGAGGTTTTGCACGTCTTCCAAGTTAGGCGAAAGAACTGTAGCAAATACCTTGAACCTGTCTAGAAATGCTCTGTCCGCTTGTGTGTTTACCCTCACCTCGTTTGACGCAGAAAAGAACGCTAGCCACGGTAACGAGATCTCTTTACTTCCATTTCTGAACTTCTTTTCGTTGATTGCTCTAAACAGCGATTCGGCAAGGACTTTGTTGCTCTTGAAAATCTCGTCTATAAAAACTAATTTAGCAGAAGGCAAGAAGCCTTCAGTAATATATTCTAGTACTCCTTCTTCTCTCAATTTTTTTAGGTTGGTATTTCCAAAAATGTCTTCTGGTGTCATTGCCTCGTGAGCGAGTACTATAAAAAGCTCTTCTGGTTTAACCCCATCGATCATTTTCGAAAGGATTTCGATAGTATACGTTTTTGCAGTCCCTGGGTCTCCGATGAGGAGGGTAGGAAACCCTGTCAAAAGTCCTGTTATCACAGCTGTTTTGACGTCTTCATTTCCGACAACGTATTTATCTAACTCGTCCTTAAACCGTTTTGCAACAGTAGTAACATCAGCAGAAGACGACAAAATTTCACTGTTCTTTTCTTGTCCTTGTAATTGCATAAAAACATCTTGCGTTAGAAACTTAAAAATCTTCCTCAAACAGGTGTTTGAGCCTTAAAACCCGCTTTTTAAACGACTTCTGGGGAAAGAAATTATCATGAGCCTGAATAACTCCAACACTAAAAAACAACAACAACAGCAACAAGAACCCACGTATGAAATACCAAGCACGACAACGCCTGCACCACCGCAACTGTTTCCACAAATACAACAAACCCAACAACAACCTCAGTTATCGCCACTTGGGAAGAGGAATATTGTAAAAGTTGACCCCAACCTGGTCAGGCAAGCAATCAGGGAAAAAGCTATCATACCGACAAGGCAGGTGACCCAAAAAGAAGCCATCAAAATAACAACTGTGCAAGAAATCCTAAACAATTATGTCTTAATTCTAACAAAAGATCTTAAGAGCGGGTCTCTGCAGTTCTACGGCACCCCATATAATATAGATGATAATTTCCAGATTTTATTATCGATTTTGACGGATAGGTTTTCAAGTCTTTCCATTGACGAATTGTCTGAAAAGTTTTCAGAGCTTCATAGTTTGATATCAATCGATGCAAATTATGATGATATAATAGCTAAGCTTAATGATGCACATAAACTAGTAGTGTTACTTTTGTTAGCGTTTGAAAGGAGTATCATGGAAGTTGCAGGAGTAAGCTCATCGAAAATGAGAGTAGAAATGTTATCTCCACTCGAAATAGCACAGACGTTAGGTATTACCCCCATAAGCACGGATAGGTTGTAGGAGATAGGGATTTCATCGTGGTTTACAGGGTGCGATTATGGAAGAAAAATTGAAAGATAATATATCATGGTTTTTGGCAGGGCTAGGTTTAATCAGTATAGGAACGGCGTTTTTAGGTGACGGAAAACCGTATTTATTGCCTACTGCATTCCTCGTTGTTGGTTTAGGTATGCTCTCTATATTCGTAAGGCAAAGAATACTCATTGTTTCGGCTTTTGTTATTGCGACTATTACAGCTGTAGTGAATATAATGACAGGATTACCTATCCTAACGGATGAAGAAGCAATAATATTATATGCGTCACACTTATTCCTCGACGGAAAAAATCCGTACCTTTACTCAATGGCTAAAGCGTTTTCCATATATCACGTTCCGTATAACGTTGTGACCGGCACTACGTCAAACTCATTTCTGCCTACCGTCTATATTTACCCCCCATTATCGTTCATCAGCGTTGCAGTTTTGCATAACCTTGAAACAGTAAACGTAATAACAGCTGTTTTAGCTTTTACGTACTCCTTCCTCAAAAGACGCGAAAACGTTTTCATCGCATCTTTTTTCCTATTTCCTGCACTTTCGTACGATTTTGCGACAGGGCAAGAACTGAACCTTTTCGCATATTCTATTGCGTTTCTTGCAATATTTAATGAGAGATTGAGATACCTCCTCCTGGGAATCTCTGCAGACGTAAAGCAGTTTGCGATATTGATAGCTATTCTTCTAATTAAATTTGAAAATCAAAAACTTAGAAAGATAACAGAATTCACGTTACCGTTACTGCTCTCATCAATACCCTTCATTTCAAAGCAATACCTTGCGTCCGTTATAACTATTACACAACCGGTTGCAAACCAGGGCATTTCGTTTTCACTTCTTACCGCATTCGGTTTACCTATCCCCTCATTCGTGTATACCGTACTTGAGGTGTCTCTTTTCGCATTAATCCTATTATATAATAATAGGAAAGAATTGGCTTGGGGTCTCCCGGCGTTAATATGGATATTCTCTTTTAGAGATTTGGGATATTTCACGTTTTATTTTGCGTTACAATACGTAGAATGGATGATGGACGATGGAAAAGTTTGAAATCGTACTAATGTTAGTAGTTATAATACCATCTCTTTTCACGTTTTCTATTTTTTTCTATCACCCGCAATTACATGCAAAAGTATTGGATTTTTACGATATAGGAGAAATAAACAAGTACAACGTAATAACGATATGCATACAAAACCCTACAAATAAAACATATGTATTGGTGCCTATAATTAATAGTCATCGTTGGTACCCAAAC